ATCGTTGGCTGACGGAAGGAATTTTCTATTTTCTTAAGCGTGTCTTCAGAAACTGTCTTACCTTCCTTAGCAACGATTGACCAATCCTGCGCAGCCATCTGGTCTTTGCGCGTTTCAATCACGAGACGAAGAATATCGAGAGAGTCTGCGAGCTGTCGCAACTGCGGATAACTGACGCCGCTGCCCTCCTGCACCTTTGGCTGGATATTGATATTGGCACCAGCCATGTAATCAAACTGACGACCGGCGACCCCAGGAATGTCCTGCGCGAGGGGCTGAATTGGTTGCTGTGGACCAAACCAACCGAGAGGAGCAACACCTGTGACGACGAACTTCGCCCCTGCAATGACGCGCTGTATTACACTTTGATCAATTGGCTTGCGTTCCATTTATTTCTCCAGCGCCTCGCGGCGTTAGGCGGTGGTTAGTTGTCTACATCGAACATTAAGGTGCGGGATTCTTTTATGCCGCCGCTGCTCTTTGCCCCAGCTTCATCCTTATTCGACCCGCCGCCCGGTTGTGGACCAGAGCCTGGACCACCTTTGTGCATGATGAAATGCAGGCCTTTGATTAGGTCTTCTGGCTGGAGAGATTTTTTGGTCGCTGCTTCTGCGTCTAAATGTTTACTGTGGTGTTCCATCTGACTGCGTTGATGCGTGTCCCCTGCTTTGGTGTGGAATGTTCTGTCGGATTCTGTTTTTGAATAACCTGCCGCAGTGTAATGAGCACCGGCAGCTTGTTGGTTTGCAATCGCTGCATCAAGATGGTCTTTAGAAGTTCCGCTCTTGTCTGCTTTGCGAGAAGCTTCACTTGCCGTTTTGCCTGCTGCAATTGCGTCGTGGTATTGCGGACTTCCTCCGTGTGAGGCTTGCCCACCTTGTGGACCACTTCCTGGACCACCCTTCAACAATTCATCTTGCATGTTCGTTCTCCTTAGCTTCGTGTTGTTGTTTCATCCATGCAAACAAGCTGTCTGCTCCGCTCGATGGGCGGTTGCGGAACCAGTTTATCACTTGTGTCATCGCATCAACTTCATCATCATTCACTGTTGGGGTCGGGAAGCTGGACACCTCAGATAAAAATGTTTCGATTCCAGGATCCAGGCTTGGGTCAGGCAAATAAAGATTGCCAGACTCTTGTTCTGGTTGAACGGCATAAGCCCTTGCGACCTTGCCTCCTTCCGGATTTATTGCAATTATGCCTGATATTTCCTTTTTGAGGGTTTCTATTACTGCGCTTCCGTTTGCCTTGTCCTCTATCAGCACGGCCAGCGCCTTCGGAAACTTTGCCTTTACCGTTCTTACGGCCTGCACGGTGGCCGCGAATCCCATCCGTTCACGAAGCCGATACAACAGAAACTTGTCCGCGCCTTTGCGACCCCAAACTTGAATAGCAACATAATCACTCGTTTGCAAATCTTTGAACGTACAGTCTGCTGAGATTGCAACTTCTTCCAATTCAGGAAGAACTTTATAAAACTTCCAGTGATTACGATTGAAGATGTTGCCGCCACGTGAATCTGGCCGTTGTTGCAGCTGAGCGTTGGTGTGGTAAACACCGAGCGACTTTTCGAGACCCTTTACAATCTCTTCAGGGAGTCGCTTCGGGTGCAGTAATTCGCCATCCGTTGTTCGCGGGTCTTTGAATCCTATGCTTGTGGTCTTTGTGAATTCACGTTCATACCGCATCGGAAGAATCAGATGGTCCCATCCACTTTCTTCTGCCAACAAATATCCGGTCAGATCTTTTTCGTTCATTCGCTGATGAACAACAATCGTCGCGTCATTCACAGGGTCATTTGCGCGTGTGGACATAGTTCCTTTCCACCACTCGATTGAAGCCAGCACCGCAGGAAGGCTATCAGATTCCTTCGCGCTTATCGGGTCGTCCACAATTCTCCGGTTGCCGCCGAAGCCAGTTCCTGCTCCGTCGGTCGACGTAACCGTGCGCATGCCTGCCTTGTTGTTCTGGTAGCGTGTCTTTACGTTCTGATCGCTCGTCATATGGAAACAATCTCCAAAGCACGATTGATATTTGTCGCTTTCAATTATATGACGTGAGTTTACCGCGTCACGTGTTGCGACATCCTTTGCGTATGAAGCAGTTAGATATTCAAGCGAAGGATTGTGAATCCACTCCCATGCAGGGAATGCTTGCGAAACGATGGTTGATTTCAGCGCGCGAAATGGCATGTTGATTATCAACTTTTTTATCTGCCCATTTTTAATCGCTTCGAGATGTTCGCAGATCGCATGTATGTGCCAATTGTCGACGAACTTTGTTGCAGGCATAAGCACAGGCCAAGCGAAGTATTGCAAGAAGCTATGCAGACTGCGCCTCGCAAGTTCTGCCTCAATGCTTCGGAGTTCTGGGACGTCAATCTGTTTCATCGTTGTCGATTTTCTTGCGAATTGCCATCAATGATTTCAGTTCTGCTTCCGACAATTTCGAAAGGTCTTGCGTTGTCTTAAACGGCTTTCCGTCCTTGTTGCCAATTTCCAGAGTCGAACTGTCTCCATACTTCTTTGGTAGCATCTTGCTGACCAGCCACTTGCGAGAGTCTACCCGCAAGCGTTGATGCGCGACCGCGCCGCTGTCTGTGCCTCCTTGTGGGGTCGTTCCTGGATCCATGTCGGAGATCTCTATAGTCTCTTCAACAAGGCGCTCTGCCCTTGCCACGACGGCTCGCGCGTATGCCGCCTCATGGTCTTCGAGGCTGAGCCAACGCATCAAAGTTGACGTGCCGACTCCACAATCTGCTGCAATGTCTTTGTAAAGTTCTGCCCCAGCAACCTTGTCACAAATAGATTCGATACCAATAGCAAATAGCTTATCAGCAGACGGAGACTCAATATTATTTTTTCTTGACAAGATGCACCTCAACGCTTTCATATGCGCGCAATTATGCTCTTTCGTAAAAATAAGAGAAACACTTTTCTTCGTTCAGAAAGACACACGCTGAATTTCGTTCAATAAGCACCAACACCTCGTTCAAAATCTGTTTTTACTGGTAAAACAAGAATTCCGAACGCCCTCCGCATACCTTGGCACTCAAGTCTATGATGTTGTTTTTTATCTAAGAATATAGAGAGAAATAGACATAAAGAAGCTACAAGAGGGTAAGGTATGCGGAGGGCGTTCGTTGAGAGAACCAATTGAGTGCAAAGGGAAGTTCAAAAAGCCATTTTCTCAAAAAAAAAATAGCGCCCTTAACTAACCAATTTGAACAAAAAGACGAGCGCCCCCCGTTCAATTGAGACCTGAAATATTAGAACCCCCTTGTAACTGTATTTCAAAAGATAAATTTGCCTTTTCAAAAAGGAAGGAGGACAATTGATTTCGTTATCAATTAGAGGTGCAATTATGTTTCTTGCTGCAAAAAAGTTGATCGAATCCCGTGGATTCCAGCCCGTCGAGTTTTCTAAGCTTTTTTCCGAGAGTCGAATGGCAGCAAAAATAGCTGCAAATCTTGGATACAAGAAAGTGGACAATCCAGGCAACACAACAGGCCTAAATAATAAAAGAATTCGTTCAGAGCAAAAGAAAAACGAGAGAGAATATACAAAAGCAAAACTAAAATATTGGAAAGACAAAGAAGACGCGGAGAAAATTGCCACAAGGCTTTCAGTTATAAATGGTGAGGTTGTAAAACCAAGACAAATAATTCCTCCGAAAGAAGAGGATTTTGTATTTAAAGACCAACCTCAACATAAAATCAACAAAGTTGGAATGCGCCCGTGGTCTGCAACAATCAGAGCAGATGAAATGTCATGGCGAGTTTCTTCATTAGGGAACAGGAGAGTGCAAATTTATTTAAATCCAAACTTCACTGGTGACGCGATCAAGGAGGCAACACTTCTGATCACAAGACTCAATGCATACGTCATCGCTCGACGAAACAACAGCAACACAGAACGAGACATAATATTTGACAGATACATTCATCCCCCCAAAGTTCGTCATCCAAAATATGACAGACTTGAATCGCTGGATTGGCCTCCTGTTGTTTGGGCGAGAGACCTACACACGCCGACCGCCGAATATTATGGATACACCCTGCATCGCAATCCAGCGAGGAAGGATGGCAAATTTCTCACTTCAAAATTTGAGATGTCATTCTCCAAAGATTCGTTAGAATGTGGCACGGAATTTAAAACAGTAGAGGTAGGGAGATATGCATGTGTGTGGATTATGAAAGATAAATTAACAGCAACATCAGTCTCTGACTTTTTAAAAGGAAAATTATGACCAACGACAACGCATTATTCAAGATGATAGGATTCATAGTCACCTGCAACAAAGGCAATGAAAAAATAATGGGTCAGCTGCAGGACGTAACAAAGAAATGCATTAAAATAGACTATGTTTGGCACAACCGTAATGAAGTGACCGAGCCGGTTAAAAAATAAATTTGCTTTTTTCAAAAAGAGAGAGCAAACTTGAATCGTCGCTTGAACAAATTCATTTTGAAATTTATTCAAGCGACGCAAAAAAAGGAGAAAGTTAAATGGTTGCAAAAGTTTATGTTCCACAGATTCCGCGTCGACGCGACAAGGAGACTGACAAATTTGTTCCAACGGTGAACATAACCCCAGCGGAAGAACACGGCAAAGTGATCGTGCTATTACCGAGCAATGCTTCATTCTACGCGGTTGGTGATTTGGTTGATCAACTTCGTCCACAGATGAAGGCATACAGCTACGCGAATGGCGATTCCATTGTGGCAATCGGCGACCCTTCGATCATGGCGGTAGTGCTTGGTCTGGCCGGAGCGCTGCACGGCAAGTTCTACTTATTGAAGTGGGACAAAATGACAGGCCATTATTCAAAGAGCAAAGTTGACGTATCATAAAAGGAGAAAGAAAATGCAAGTAAGAACAATCGCAGAATCAGCGCAGGCAATGCAAAATTTAGCTAATAAGCCTCTTCCTTCGAAGACGGCCTATAAAGTTGGCAAGGCCATCCACAAAGTAAACAGCATCATGAAGAAGTTCGAAAAAGACCGCATGGCTCTTTTCGAGCAGCTTGGGACGATGCAGGACGACGGAGTGAATATCAATATCGATCCAGAAAAGCAATCTGAGTTTAAAAAGAATTTTGAGGCATTGTTGGATGAAGAAACATCAATAGAAAATCTTCTGACGATTGACCTTTCTGAATTCGACGGCATTCTTATTGAACCTTCAATCCTGGCCGCGCTTGACTGGCTGATTGTTTGCGAACAGGATTAACTTTATCTTCGGTTCCACACGAGGAATTTGGTGCCGCAAGGTTGAATGTGTTTCGCGCACAGCCGTTTTTTATTTGAAAAGGAGAATTGAAATGGACTTACAGCAAATATCAGCGATGAGCGCAATGATGATTGAATTGGAGCGTGACATCATAGATCAAGAAAAGACGATCAGTGAAATGAAAGAACGTTTCCGCGTAATGAAAGAAGAAACGATTCCGATGGGAATGCAGGAGATTGGTCTCGAATCAATCAAACTCTCAAGCGGCGAAATGCTAACTGTGACACAGGAAGTTTACGCCAGCATTCCTGTAGCATATCGTGAACAGGCTTATTCGTGGCTTGAAGAACACAACTTTGGCAGCATCATAAAGACATCAGTGGATGCTGAGTTTGGCAAGGGAGATCTGTCTCGAGCAGAAGAAGCTTTACAGCTTCTGCTCGATAATGGAATTTCTGCGTCGCTCTCAAGAAACGTCCATGCACAGACTTTGAAAGCCTTTATAAAAGAACAGATGGCCGCAGGCACCGACATCCCCATGGACGTTTTTGGTGCGCGTCCAACCTGGACAACAAAGATAAAGGCTCCAAAGAAGTAATACCCGATAGCTTGGACAGAATCGGTTAGCAAGCATGCTATGAAAAGCAGCTTAGTCAGTCACTTAAAAAGGAGCATCACCATGAGCAAAGATAATAAAATAGCAGTTGCAGAAAACAAACTACCATCAACCAACGTTCTTGATTTCAGCGCAGACGCAGGAGCAGGGCTTGAAGGCGCAGACAAGGACAGCTTTGCATTACCGTTCATTACCATCCTGCAAGGCTTGTCCCCGCAGATGGAAACGGTCGAAGGAGCGAAGCTTGGCAAATTCATTAACACGATCACAAACGGTCTGTCCGACAAAGTTGATGTGGTGCCAGTTGCATTCCAACGTCGTTATTTGGAATGGGCACCGCGCGCAAAGGGAGGCGGATTTCACGGATCGCATGAAGTGCTTGAAGTTGAATCAAAGAACTATGGTCGAGATGAAAACAATCAGTTGGTGAATGAAGCAGGCAACTTGCTGAAGGACACAAGGATCCATTATGTCCTCGTTGTGAACGAGTCTGGATCTTTTTCCCCAGCGATCATCAGTCTCTCTTCAACGCAGATCAAAAAGTCGAAACGCTGGCTTAGTTTGATCCAGAATATCCAGATGAAAGATTCTGCTGGACGCACTTTCAATCCTCCTGCCTTTAGTCATATTTACACGTTGTCATCTTTGAAAGAAAGCAACGACAGCGGATCTTGGTACGGCATTTCAGTTGCAATGAAAAAGCCAGTCGAAGATGGCCAGCTTTATGCCGCTGCAAAGTCGTTGAATGCACAGGTTGCTTCCGGTGCTGTCACAGTATCAGCTCCTCCTGAGGCAGAAGCCCCGGTTGGTGACGATAAGTTTTAATAGCGCCGCACCTTCTCACGAGGGTGCTTTGATGAGAACGCCGACGGATGTTCTCATCAAAGGAGATAAAATGCAAAGCAAAATTAACAAAAAATATTTTTGCTTCCATTGTCAAGAAACTTGGCGTTCCCTCAAATTTAGATTGATCGAAAGACAACGTTCTGCATAACAAAACAGGGATCGAAATGTTAGAAATTGCGAAAGAATACGCATCAAGAGGTTGGTTTGTATTTCCGATACACGGCATAACAGAAGATGGCAAGTGCACATGCGGCAAGCTAGCATGCCCAGACGCTGGCAAACATCCTGCTACAAAAAACGGCCTTAAAGACGCCACGAAAGATTCTGCGCAAATTGAAATTTTATTCAGCTCTGAAACTTATAACATCGGAGTTGTAACTGGAAAAATCAGCGGAATAACTGTTGTTGACATCGACGTCAGTCACGGCAAGAAAGGCGCGGAAAGTTGGTCAGCTCTCATCGAAGAAAAAGGTGAGCCGGAAACACTGATGGCAAAAACCGGCAGCGGTGGCATGCATGTATTTTTCAAGTACAACAGCGCACTGAAGACTGGTAGCAATCGTCTTGGGAAAGACATCGATG